GTACGCAAAATTTACATCATAAATTATTGCTTGGTCTGGCTCTCTGTAATCTAAATTTATATTGTTAATAAGTGTAGGTACACAATTATAAAACTTATATACTTTTCTAGGTATTTGGCTTATGTTTTGATAGCTTCTCGTATAGCAAAGCAGTGTAATATTACACTTAATATTTCTGTAATCCTTTTGACCAGGTATATCGTTTGGGTATGCAACCATTCCTAAATGGCTAGCCAAAATAACCCAAGGCCTGAATACATTATCTACAATACTAGTATTGGTTTCAAGAAATCCTAATCTTAGTGGCGTTTGCGAATATCCTGTTCTATTTTCTGACATAACACCTTGCACAAACCCTCTGCTTTTACCGGTAGTACCAATTGTTATGTCTCGAGTTGTAAAGGTTTCCTGGGGTATCATCGCAGTTTGGGCGAACACACACCCAATAACTTTTTGAAATGGAAAACTTGTTAATAATATTTTTGCTTGATCAATATCATACCCTCTCTTACCTCCATCTGTTCGTTCCAATCTTTGTAATAGTTGAGAATTTAGCGCTCTCGGAAAAGAGTCAATAACTGCGATCCATTGCGATTGTAAAGGTATACTTGTAAGCCAGCTTTGAAGTTGAAGTAGGAAATAATCTCTTGTACTGATTAGCGGTACACCGGGTATATTAAAACCCAGTAAATTAGTAATTTGAGGTTCAGATAAAGGGTTAGTACCGCGGCCGATACCTAAAACGTTATTAGTAAGACCTTGAAAGGCATTAGTAATAGGGTTATTCATCCCTATTATTTATAATACAGATTTAATTATGACTTACGAATGAAGTAATGATATGCCAAACCAACATCAAATGTAACGACATCACCCTTACCACTAGAGAAATCATACTTAATACCACCAACTTCTCTAATACTAACACCAACAAGCTGATATTGAGCTACTTTTTCCATCTGTGAATCTAGTTGAACTAAGTCAATAGTGCTAGATTGGGTAGGTGTAAAATAGTTACCAGTGCTGTTAGTATCATTAAATGTATCGCGAGTCCAATCTTCAAACTTCTGTCTAAGATTGTTTTTAGCATCATTATAGAATGTTAATTGATAGTTTGCACTGTTGGGGTAGTTTACAACACCTGGAATATTGAAATTTAACCCCATGTAAGTTGTTGTAACATTATTAATGGCACGCGCAGGTAGAGAAGCAGATCTAGCATACACTAGATCATCTTCACCAAATGTCTGTGTTGTGCCGCCTGGAGATATACTAAGCACTCTAAAATGAATATCGCGTTGAAAGTCACGCGCAGAAGCTACTCTGTAAAAATCAGCAATTAATTGTTTTACGGCTGCCATAATGTATTATTTATTCTCCATTATATTTTACGCTAGTAACTCCTGGAAGTTTTGACTTGTACGGGTAGCATAGAAGCTTACCAAGATAAACTCTGCTGTGCGTACTGGCTTGAGGTAGATGTCCACCTTTAGCTCATTATTGTCAATTACATCAGGTGTATTGTTACGCTCATCACATATGATAAGGTAGTCATAAACACCTTCTGTATTCTTAGCATTTTCAAAGATTGGTGTAATTGTATTTACAACTTGGGTACGCGTAAATAGTGTGTTAGGTTCAAACACGAAGTATTTAACCGTATCGCGTGTTGCAATTTCAAGATTTAAGAACAATCTACGCACATTAATACGATCAAACGCACTAGGTTTCTTTAAAAGTGTTTTCTGACCGTATATTACAAATCCTTCTACAGGGAAGAAAGCAACTGGATTTAAGCCAATCTTGTAAAGTTGATCTCTTTGCTTCATCTTTGGATATACACCAAGATCATTAACCCCTACTAATACCCCACGAGTAAACCCAGCAGGGGCAAACCATGGCTGGAAGTTAGCATCTGTATTCCCCATAGCAGCAGCTGCAAAGCCACTAAATGGTACCCAAACTTGTCTATTTGTTACTGGATCTAATACTTGAGCAACATTGGCGTATGTACAAGCATAGCTGGTATCGGTTAGTCCAAACTGATGTCTTAGCGGCCAGTAAATATGTTGACTAAAGTTAGTATTTGAAAATCCAGCTGCAGATGGATTTGGATCTAAACCAGCATTTGGACCAAATAGCTTAGCTGTATTGATAATCTTATTATTGTCACCCTGGACAAAAATGTGTCTTAAGGCATCTAGAATAACCAAGAAATCTTTTCTTTGATTTTGAGCTTGATTAACAAATATACTAGCTACTGCATTGTAGTTAGCTCTAATAGCCAAGCCTTCTTCAGTAAGATTTTCACTGTTTGTTGTGTAAAACGCGCTTAATGCATTAAATGGTGTATTATCAATGTACGGACCGCACGCAGAAAGAGGTTTTCCAGCAAGTACTGATTGATTTGCAACATGCGCAAATATACTACCTAAGCCAGCTTCACAAGCAATATTAATTGGATGAAGATCTGGGTTTTCGACTAATTCAAACACTCTTTCAAGTTTTTGAGGTAGATTGCCGATGTCTTTATTAATAGCAATGGTATCAGTATAAACACCGAGGGGGAACAAGGAGTTTGTTGCACCGTTATCTGTTAAAGCTTGTTGTGCGTCTGCTGATGCAACACCAACACGGGTAATGTAGCTTGTGTTAGTATCTACAAAGCCAGGTACGTTGAAAGGTGATACTAGTCTTGGAGAGAGCATTCTTACCTTCTTCGTAGGAATACCATCACCGCCAAGCCATGTTGTACGGTTTTTGTTACTCAAGAAAGGATTAACAAGAACTCTGATATTGGGTGAGTTTTGAGTGACGCTACCTAAGAAAAAGCTCTTTGCTGGTCCACCATTAGAATCAGCAATTTGTCTGTGATAGTCTAGTGAACCGACATAGCTCTCAGTAAGAACATAATCAAGAGCAATTACATCGGGTGAGAATACAGATTGACGTAGTTTAAATATTCCTAATGACAATGTATCGTCGTACTCACGGGGGCTTAGATCGTAGTTAGAGATATTTTCCATTACTTCGCTAACGCTTGTACCGTCACCAAACTTAGTTGCACTTAGGGCAAAATTTAATCTAGGTCTTGGAATATTTACGTAATTATAAACTGCTGTACTATTTGTACCGATACCCTGTACACCTAAAACACCATCAAAGGGAGTAGCAGGGTTGTTATTATTGTTATCAGTTAGTGCAACATAATAACCTTCAAACTTGTTGTTAACAGAAGTTTGAGATCTATTTAAAATAATTAGCCCCGCGCCTCCTAGTTTATCAAAAGTAAACGAAGGGGGTGATGTTAAAACTGTACTCGGATCATCAACCCAATTGATATCATCGTTTAATAAAGCTTGATATTGTTCTATGCTTAATTCAAGATGAGTTGGTTTTCCAAACATGTAAACTGTATTTTCTGATAAACTCGTATTGATAGTGCCATAAGGCGCGGCCGGGTAAACTAAAGCACTGTATTTCCATTCTGCAAAACCTTCACCTTTAGCAGTGCCGTAAGGTAGTCTGGAAACCTTTAGTTGAACTGGTGACTGTAGAACAGCCTTTACTGTATGGTAGAAATATCTTTCAGCCGCATTTGTTGGTGTACCGTAAATTTGTTCAAATTCGCTAATACTTGTAGGTTGAAGTACTTCGTCAACAGGTCCTTGATTAGAAAACCCTGTGATAAAAACACTTGTACCTTGATTAACAACTGGTCTTAGTGTTAAATCTACTTCTCTAATTTCTACACCTGGACTTTGTATTGTTCTTGCCATATTAGATTAAACCTCCAAGAGAAACTTTTTGACTCATATCATTTATATTTATGTGTTGTGCTGCTAACTTTTACAAAATTTTTATTCTTTTTTATAAAAGTGTCATCTTTAACTGATGATAAGCAAACTGAAAGCCACATTCCATTTCATTAGGGTCTCTATCATTATAATTAACACCCTCTAGACCTATAGGAAACGAACGAATATAGTCAAATTTTACTGTTCTTTTATTGTATTCGTCCAAGCCATATATAGAGATGTCTGTCATATATTCTGGTGTATTAGAGTCTATATTAGGGTTTTTTGGGTCAAAAATACCTGTTGTGGCATTATTGAATATATCTAGCCATTTGTAAAGCACCCAATAGTTGTTAAATTGATTATCAACTGTAAAGCTTACCTTAAGACTTGGAAAATCTGGTCTTGCATAAGAAGTTACCTTGAGTGTTTGTCCAGAATAAGGAAGTAAGACCGGTGGAACCTCTATAGGAGGTGCAACCGCACCCCATATACTAAACTGTAAAGTATTAAAATTTACTACGGAATTTCTTCTTGCAATCTCTGCAACTTTATCTTTTAAAATTGTAGGAATGGTTAGAACCAAAATAAATTTATCCCTACGCTGCTTGTTAAAAGGGCTTTGAAAAATTGGAGTCTGATTTACAGGGGTCGCCACGGATTATTTATACCTTTACTCGGATCTCCCGGAAAATACCACCCCTGTTGTCTTAGGTCTTCTATTTCTGCATCTACAATTGGCATCTTGTCATCCATTACAACAGGTAAAATACTATTGTCGTTATTTTCTAATTTTTCATTTGAGTATACGCTAAACGGACTTATTACGCCTTTAATACCGTAATCTAGGCTCTTAATAACTTGTGGCCTGTCACAAGCGTCAAGAGATACAACATCAAAATATCTAACACATATTTCATTTTCCAATGCCATTAACGCCCATATTAATGCCATCACTCTATCATCCCAACTATCGGATCCCGGTCTTGCACCCCACGTATTATTCGGGTATCTAATAAAACTTTTTAATTCTCTCAAGGTATACGTATCACGAAGCTTTACAGCTTTAAGCTCGTTAACCCAATATCTCATATTCATTACCCCTCTATATTTGGTATTGGTATGAGAGTATATTCCTAACCGTTTTATTTTTTGAATATTATTTTCACCTGCTTTTGACCCCCACGATACTATATTTTCATATCTGTGAGTAAATTTTAATTGCTCTACTACTTGTGCACCACAACTATTTCTTTCTATTAATACAGGGGGTCTGCCCCATTGATTCAAAACTTCCAGTAATTTGGCCGTAAACGAAAAAGGAATTGTATCTCTAGTATGATATATTGCTACCTGCTCTATAGACGTAAGATCTGTAACATCCAAAATTTGAATTACACTTGCTGCCTCTCCGACCCCCTCGCTGATATCAACCCCAACTACATATAATCTTTCTTCTTTAGGTTCTTCCCAAACCAAATATCTACCCTCATCAAATATAAATTCTGGCTCTCTTATTTCCCGGCTCAAAACCCCGAAAAGAGCTTCATCTACTGAACTTTCCCCTCCATGCAAAAATTCATTTCCAAACTCTTGTGCAAACGCCTCCTGGCTTCCTAATGTCTTAATTGTATCGTTTTTCCATTTTTCATCTCTTCCGGGAATTTCCCACCAATCAATTCTTTCTGATTTCCAGTTATTATCTCCCGATTGTGCTCCAGCATATAGTTGATAAAATAAATTATCCGTTCCATTTGGAGTACTTGCTATAAAAATTTTAGATTTTTTTGAACTTGAAATAATTGGATAGACAGATTCCCAGAATTTTTCTACAATATGATTATCGATAAAAGCCAACTCATCAAGAATAAGACAATTACAACTATCACCTCTACCTGCATCACTACTTGTTGTACTAATACCAATACTACTACCATTAGTTAGAGTCATACTTGTCTGCCCATATTCTACAACTCCTGGTTTTAAAAAGTTAGGTAACATTTCATAAGCCATTCTAACTCTTTTAAAGATGTTTTTTGCAGTTTGTTCTTTATTAGCAACAATCAAAATTCTCTGATCGTCATTAAAACATGCATTCCATAAACAATAAATGGTCATTAAAGTTGTTTTACCTATCTGTCTAGAAGCAAGTAATATTACAAACCTACCGTCTCTTAAACTTCTAAGAATTCTCTTTTGACAAGAATATAGCTTAATTTTTTCTTTTCCTCTATCTAGATTAATAATGTAGAAGTAATTTTCTGCAAAATGTAATAAGTTTTTCTTACATTTTTTTAATTCACTTATCATTTCTGCCGTATACTCATGCTTAGTATTGACGGTTGGTAATCTTTCATTACCTAGATAAAATTTCTCTTTTTTCTCCATTTAATATATTTAGAGGTATAAATAGATATATGACAAGAGTAAAAAGTATCAGCGATATTAGTCAGGTATATGAACAAATGTTAGAATCTAAAAAGGCTGATCAAACAAATACTCAGGAAGTAGTTGAGGAAAAAGCAGTTAAAAAGCTAGAATCATTTCCAAAAGCTACAGATAAAAAGGTTAACGTGGCAAAGATTATGGCCAAGGGGTCTGATAAAAATGCTTTTGCACATAAAGATTCTGGGCCAGAGGCTGTATTAGGTGTTAATAAGAAAATTGTCGATCCAAAGACAGCAAAAAAGAATAATTACTTTGAACCAGAAAAATTTTCAGATAATACTAGAAAATTAGCTAAAGAGAATATAAATAATCATATGAAGTCAATTTTTGATAAACTATATGAAGATGTAATTGGTAGCGACAAGCTCGATATCGGCTTACAAGCCGGTCCAGAAGGTGAAGCTACAGATGCTAAGGACCTCGATCTTAGCGGCGGTAGTGAAGATACCGTTACAGTAAAGCTTGATAGAGATTTAGCTCAAAAATTACATGATGCTCTTATGGATGTTCTTGGTGGTGAAGAAGAGCACGGTGATGAAGATCTTGGTGATGAAGCCGCTCCTCTAGAAGATAAGGAAGAGGCTGAAGAAAAGAAGGAAGATAAGAAAGACGAAGCTGAAGAGGCTGAAGAAAAGAAGGAAGATAAGAAAGAAGTTGCCGGTGAAGGTACTGATCTTAAAGAAGTCTCCCCTAAGGCTGGTCAGTCTCTAGTAGGCCATGGCACAACACATGCTGGTAAAGTACCTACTGTTGGTAAGATCCGCGCTTCTGGCGGTAAGGCTAGCGGTGATGTAGCTGGTGTAGTTGATGGTAAGGGCAAAACCTTATCTCCCGCTGGTGGTCATGGCTTGACAAAGCCTGGTAGCATTAATGTAGGTGCTGCTGGTTACAAAGTTGGCGATTTTTTTAAATAATTTAAAAGTAGCTTAAATAGAGAAGCCGTCAGTAATGACGGCTTTTTTATTATAAATAACATTGTGAGTCTCTTCGAAAAAGTATTTGTATCGCTTCTCGAAAAAGAATTAATAAATTCGGCCGCTACCTGGAATACCGGTATTATGCCAATTCATTATACCCCTCCACCCAAACCATTTCGACCTATGAATCCAGATAAACCAAGAGAAAGACATAGAAAAATTATTAAAGATCCTAAATTTAGAAAAAATGTTCAAACAGTACCTGACATGCACAAGGCAGATCCTACAGCAATAAGTGCGGTTACTAACGCAAGAGGTCAAAAATTATCTGAAGACGAATTAAAGCAAATATGTAGTAAGTATGGTATTTCTAGGCTTAACTCTAATTCACCTAAAAGCTTAGGTAATACAGGTAAAGTTTTAAAGTTTAGTCCAGAAATACAAGGATATGTAATTCAATGAGCATGGACAAATATACGGGGGTAAATTGTATTAGAAAATACCCCCTACAATATACTACAAGCACGCTCCGATTTACAGATAAAGAAAACAATGAGTGTGAACGTCAATTATACAGCAATTACTGGAGAGAACAAATTGACCTTTACGGGCAAAAAGTTTTGTATTATAGACATACATACGACACTTTAAGTGCAGATAATATTTACGGGGAAATGCCATTAGCAAAATTCGAAGAGCCAAAATCCTTTATAATGTCAATAAGGTTAACAGAAAATGCATTAGTATTAAGTAAATTTGGATTTCAAAGTGACGATCAAGTTACAGCATATGTCCATATAAGTTCTTTTTACGCGGTTTACCCACCCAACATAGAACCTAAAGCTGGTGATGTTTTCAAGTTAGTAGAATATGGGAGTGATAGACCTGGGGAGCGGGACGGTAAAATGTTTGAAATAACTGAACGTGTTGATGAAGATAACTCTCAAATAAACCCATTAATGGGCCATTACGTTTGGATGTTAAAGGCTAAGCGCTTTGATTATTCATTTGAGCCTAATATTCAATTTGAAAAAGGAAGCAACCAAGTACAAGACACCCCAAAATATGGCACATTAAGCGCAGCTTTTACAACTCTACCTGGTTCTTTTGTTCAAAGAACAAGCAGTTACCCCGGTGATGCAAACACCACTAGCAAGGATAGAGTCTTTAATATGGATGTAAACGAAACGCTGGAATACGGCGGTTATTATTAACCAGTTAAGTCTTCTGGAATTAACTCCGGCTCTACATCCTCTTCTTCAACAGGTTCATCTTTATCAATAAACTTAGGTATCGAAGTAAGGATAATATCTTTTTTAAATTCTTCTCTCTCTACATCAAGAACCATTGTTTCAAGCCGCTGTTCAATATACTTTTGAAAAGCTAATGGTTTAACCCAAAAGTCATCAGAAACCATATCAGTTTTTAGCTCTACAGCTTTACGTTCGACAAGATCTATAGCCTCAATCAGACAAAGCCATCTTGCATACTCCTCTTTTTTCATCTTAAAAGTCTTAGTATTGCCCTGTATAGTTATAATTTCTGGTGAATTCATGTTTAAAGTATATAAAGAAATCTAATGAACGTCAAGCAAATTATCTCAACTTACCTAATATAAACCCGGCAACTGCACAATAAAAAGTTACAACGTCAAACCCACACCCCGTCTTATACAATAGTCTAAACGTACTTCTCAATACGTCAAATGCCTCTTTAACCAATAATATTTTTTCTGGCGATGTTTTGTCTTTATCATTTTCTTTTAGCTGTAATTTTAAAGACGTCTCTAGAGTGTCAAAAAAAGACTCTACTAACTCTGCTGTGGTTTTATTAATACCAGTAGAGCCTGCCAAAGCATTTTTATACGTTTTGTAAGGTAGTTGACCTTTTGAGAAAAAGAAATCATTAGCCACATTTCTTATTTTAGATAACTCTAGTGGGGTTTCTATACCAGATATAGGCATAATTTGACTTGATTGTACTTCTACATAGTTCATTTTTCTACCTCACCTATTAATTGCTGTTGTAATACTTGCTGTGCATCAGCTACAACAGGGATAGTAGCTATAGCCGTTTTTAAGTTAACATGCACATTAACTTGTTTTTTACACCCGGGGCACATATAATCATTCTTTTCATTCAATACAATAGGTACAAACGTCTGTACCGCTCTATCGCATGGACAGGTTACTACAGAACCTTGCTTACTTAATTCTGCTTCCCGGGCTATAGTTAATTTTTCAGCTTCTACAGCAAGTTTTTTTTCCGTTATGTCTCTGTAAAAATAAAAACCTACAAATTGTAATGCAGTAAAAAAACCAAGCGCGCTAAAAAAATTAATTCCCAAAAAAGTAAAAGGCCAGGCAAGAACCGACCCAACAAGTATAGTTAACCCAGCGCTGGTTAAAAGCTTAAATACCATGATATTAGTATAAATTACTCTTCTTTGTTTTCAACTATTTGATTAAGTTCTTCTGTACACGACACAATTATGTTTTGTATCTCGGCAATTTTTTCATTTAACTGTCTTATAGCCTTTATGCTATTTTCGTTTTCTTTAATTACAGGGTAGGAAATACTACTGGCCATAAGACGTCTCATATCAGCGCACTTAACAAACAAATCGCCAAGAGCGTCTACAGCATTGTTTAAAGGAAACGGTAATTGCTTGGAAGCTTGAGTTCTATTTCTATATCTATTAACAATATCCGCAACTGTTATTACTTCTGGTTGTAAATCTCTTTTTGCTATTCCGCTAACCCATTGATTATAAAGCTTCATTGAATCTTCATTTAATACACTGGGTCGTTTCTTCACATTATATTTATTATTAGCATAGAATAAATAAATAATAATATGAGTTTATTTGCCAATCATTTTAACAGTATTTTAGAAGCAGACGAAGTAGATGTGAATGCTGCAGACACAGCAGCTGCCGAACAACAAGCGATGAAGCAGCAGCTTGACCCTACTACAGATCCAAAATCACTTAATGTAAATGTTCCTCCGGATCTAGAGGCTACTAAAGGTGCTCATACTGCCGCTCAAAAAAAATCATTAAATGAATGGATAGCAAAGATTTCAGAATTTATCAACTTCTTAAATGGTGTGGAAGGTAGTAGTGTTCAATCGCAGCTGGCTTCTGCAGGCTGTGACTCGTTGTTTGAAAAGGTTGCTTCTAGTGAAAAGAAAAGAATAGCCAGAGTTGCAATGGAGCTAAGCTCTCTTAACGAATCATTAAAGGGATACGTCATTTCAAACGACAGTTAATTAAGTTTCGCCAACAACATAGTACCCTTTAATCCGTTGTAAGTATTGTCAGTAATAAACTTTTCCGATATTTCATATAGCTTGTGGTGAACACAAACATCATTAATATCTTTTAATCTTTTCAACTCAGACGGCCATATAAAAACTTTACAACCTTGCTTGAGTAAGAAATTAGTCTTCTTCTTACTTGCTTGATCTATACGCTGATTATCTAATACCCAAATTTGCTCTAAACTACTATATGGTTTAAGTTGTTCTTTTTGTTTGGGTGTAAACAAATCTCCTTTACCTTCATTAATACCTGCGACCGCTATACCATTTTTTATAAAACAAGCATCCAAAGGCCCTTCAGTAATGAACAAATATTTTTTATTAAGATCTACATTATTAATACCGAATAAAGTTTTTTCGCTATTTTGTTTTGAAAGATATTTTGGAAATGTGTTATTAGGCGTTTCAATTAACGTTCGAGTTTGATAGTGTACGAT